TAGGGTATTTTTTTTAATATAACCCCCCTTAGGGTATTTTTTTTTTTTTTTTATTAGGAAGGGGTTTTAAGGGATTGAAAAAATACGCTAACCTGACTAACCTGACTAACCGAGCATGGTTTATTTTAAATTATACAAATAATTAATTTAAGTTTTATAATAAATTAATTATTATTTTTATTATTATTTTTTTTTAAATTTATGATTTAATACATTCGGTCTTCCAAAGCGCCCATATCACGCTTTTTTCCAGCGCCAGTTACGCCCTTACCCGAAATCTTACCTTTAACCATACCTACAATAGCGTCCTTAGCAACAGGCAACAATTCTTTTCCAATTTCTGTAACAAGTGGTTTTCCTGCGTCAGCGATTTTAGAACCAAGTTTTTTAAAGAAATCGCCTGCCTTACCACCACCGACCATACGGACAGCATCGCTGTAAGGAAGAGCAACGCCTCGTGACGCTTCAAGAACATCACTCTTAGTAAGAATACCAAGATAAGATGAGGCAACACCACGCTCCAAAGAAAACACACCGCTATTTTGGACGATGGTGAGGAGTTGGAGATTGGTAGCGTTAGCAACACCAGTATTCTTAACGACCAGCGTAAATTGGAGTTGGAAGTTACCAAGAGACCCCGGAGCGTAATAATCGTCTTTAAGTTCTATATCCTTACCGAATTCCAAGCAAAGAACCGAACCGCAAGTTTGAACCGGAGTAACAGAACCCCCACCAGCAGAACCGCTAAACTCAACCCACGACATATTGATACCATTTTCAACAGACATACGCCATAAATCCTGAGGAGTAGCAGACGACAGAAGACCAGCAGAGTTATTCCAGTTAAGAGAAATGGATTGAACCGCCATAAAGGCATCAGCGTCAGTAACTAAACGACTATCAACTGCCTTAGTAACGGCAATATAAATCTTATCGGGGATTTGGTTAAGTTGGAGGGAAGACGAACTGATGGTGGCGGAAGCACCGGTGTTAATAGTTCCAACCGACGAAACAAAGCGGGGGAGTTCGTAGTAAGGCACGACATTACGAGACGGCATAAGGTCGCTCGGGTGAGGAGTAAGGTATTGAAGAAGCAAAGTAGGGTCATAGATGCCTTCCATAGTAACAACAGGGGCACCCTCAAAACGACCAGCGAGGTTAGCAATACGAATAGCGGTAGTGATGTTAGAAGACGCTAAATTATACACGGCGTTAAGGTTTTGGATACCATAAATACCCTGCCCTTCATCACCAGCGAAGATAAAAGGAGATACCATAACGGGTTCAGTAAGTTCAACATCATAAGTAACATTTCCAGTATTTCCTTTTCCGGGAATAGCATTACCGCCGACGAAACTGAGAGGAAGAGTTGCGCGAGGGGCGAGGTCGTTATCCATAGACAATCGGTTAAAACCTCCGTGAGGGTGGTTCAAAGCGCCGGTAGGAATAGTAGCGTAATCACCATAACTATCAAACATCGTAGGGGTCATACCATTATAGCGGTGGAGGTAACGCTTATCGTGAATACGAGTAAGAACCGCTAAAATATCACGGGTATTCTGTGAGATAGTGTTGTTGTTAATAGTCCATTGTGCCGAATTAACGAGTTGGTGAAATGGAAAAGGGGCAAACCCATCGGTATTTCCATAATCAAAAATACTCTCACCATCATTCGCAGGAGTAGCGGTAATCTTAAACCTCAACTTCATACGGAGAAGTGCTTGACGAGAAACGATAGTCTCTTGTGAGGGGACTTGAATGTTAAAGTTAATATTGCTTGTAAAAGGCGATGAACCGATAGCGCTATATTGAGAGCATGTCATATTAGCACCTCCCTTAATAACGGCATAACGGACAGCGTCAGTAACCATAAGTCTATCATCTTTGACTAAAACCTTTTGGAAATCCTGAGACATCTTTTATAATATAATATTATATTTTATTTTTATGATATTTTAATTTAATAAAAATAAAAAAAAGTTACTCATCGTAAATTTTAGATATAAATTCGTCTAAATCTCTACCATTTGCTCTTTTTAATGTCTCCTTTTTAAAACTTTTTAAATCTCCTTTATATTTTTTAAAATGAGTTAAAAAAGCAGTCGCCCAACGACCACAGGTTGCTACATTTTTATCATCTTTATCTTGATAATCATAATCGTTATAATAAACAGGGGTTTTAGTAATGCTAAACATTTTCGTTAAAATAGGTTCTTCTTGTTGTAATTCTACATTTTGCTCGGCACTATTCCACGATAAAGGCACATCGGGTTTATTACCGTAACTATCAAAATAATAAATAGCGTCTTGACTTCTTGCTAAACTAACCCAGTGTCCTACATTTAAAGAACTTTCATACAAAATATAAATAACCTCTCCAACTTTTAACCACTCTTCAACGCTAACCCCTCTTGGTATTTCATTATACTTAACTATTTTAGCATTTGGAAAATATTTTTGTAAATCATCGTCGCTCATAGCGTCATAAATAATATCGTCGTCATCGTCGTCATCTTCGGTTTTATATTTTTTTCCTTTATAAACCCTAACTCCCCCTTCTAAATCCTCTAAATGTTTATATAACGATTTTAATTTCAAATTAGCATTTTTTTTAGTAGTGCCTTCCGGTATAAAATTATACTTAGTAACTTTATTAATTACGCTAAATTTTTTATTAGGAAGTTTAACAACCTCATACAACATTTATAATTATATAATACCTATATTTTATAAAAACCCCTAAAATATCCTTAATAATAGATTGAGTTAGGGAAGTTAGGGAAGTTAGGGTATTTTTTTTAATAAAACCCCCCCTACCCTATTTTTTTTTTAATTTAATAAGGAGGGGGTTATAAGGGGTTCGTAAAATACGCTAACCTCCCTAACCTCCCTAACTTCCAATATTAATTTTAAATTAGATTTAGAAGAAAAATAAAATGTAATAATTAAAAATAATATTATATTACTATATTATAATAATGTCCTCATCACCCGACCATTTATACTTAGATTTGTCTATTGTTAATAATGATACGACAGGCGAACAACAAATACCTTTAAATTTTAGAGAAACCCGAACTAATCCTATTTTGGATAATCCAAGCAATTATTTTATGTCGGTTGCTCGGTTCCATGTTGATACAGCAGGATACTCTCTTCCTATATTTATGCCTAAACTTTTGTTAGATGGTGTTAATAAAGATATTAATAAGACCGCTTATTCTGTATCTATCGCCAAAGTTAAAGAAGATGCTACGGGTATCACAAACTTAGCACAAGAATATATAAGTTGGTCTCCACAAGATAAGACAACGCAACCTCCAAAAGAATTTTATGGTAATACTGTTGTTAATACGAATATTACTTTAACTATGTCGCAACAACAACAAATACCAACACTCCCAAGCAATTTTACTCAATATTTTTTTCAAAGTATTACACAAACTCCTCCTAATTCTTTACCTTCTAATCCGGAAGCGTGGGATATTGTATCATCATCAACTCCTTTAAGTATTAACACTAAATATACATGGTTTTCAAGTGACTGGGATACCACCCCCTTAACGCCTTATACTTATGCGAGTGAAACTGATAAAAATTTGACATGGGGTTCAAACGGACAAAATCAATATATTAAAATAGGTGGAGGGACATTTACATCATCTGTTGATGGAAGCACATATAACAGTTCGGTTATTGGTGATTTACAATATTTACCAACCTACGACACGGTAAGTGACTATGACGCACTTAATGAATATTATTCTAATATAACAATTACAGCAAGTATTGACGGAATTAATACATATACCGGTTTGAAAATTTTGCCGTTTGATTTTAACGAAAAAGGGTCTAACGCAGTAAATAGAAACTCATTACCACAAGGAACTGGTTTCTATCCCCCTCCATCTCCACCGGACGCACAATATATTACAATTTTTATTACAGATAGTGAGGGATACAATCCATTTCCCGGTATCCCTACAAGTCTCGCTTATATAGAAATATATAATACTAATTTAAACCAAGGAAACGGAACAATTGAAGTATTAAGCGAAGAACATAGTAGTAATGCTTCTACGACAATTACATTTAAAAATCCTGTTATAAATGATAACCAATTAGGGTTATGGAGGACTGATGGTTTTTCCGCAAGACAAATACCAACAACCCCTCCCCCTGATTATTTCAGGTGGGAAATACTAAACATAGCGTTTAATCCATCACTATCAACATTAAACGCACAAGATTACTCAACTGGATATTACACCTGTTTTACTCCTGACTGGTGGATAAGTTTAGTTAATAAATCCATAGCATCAGTTTTTAATACAAGCGTAACGGCGGAAACTGGTGTCCCTGTGACACAATCACCGGTGCTTACATTAGACCCTATTACTAATAATATTACATTATTAACCCCTTCTACAAGTTGGGTAGATGCTAATGATGGAAATAAAACGAAGTATGTTAATTTTGCCGTTAGTGAGAGTTTAGCGTCCGGTAATATTTTACAAATAGGAGGAGGAGTAGATAAGTATGTAATCTTTTTTAATGAGAGTTTATACTCATTATTTTCTTCTTTTAATTCTGCTCGGTTTGGAAGAAAAGCAACGACGACTTATTTTGATGCTCCATCACAAGCAGTTATAAACGGAAACCCCGAGGGCGTTGGTATATTAGCATACCAAATAATACTCCTTAATAAAAACGAAAGTAATTTATCAACATTAAACGGAAAGAACTGGTATTTTAATCCAACTATGTATAGTCCTGTCCCGATGTGGTCTCCTATACAATCCATCGTATTTTCAACCTCATTACTTCCTATACAAGTAAGTATGACGAACCCTCCGCAGGTTTATGGTTCAAGTATATACGACCAAACATTTAAAGAGGAAGGTGGTAATAACTCACAAATTAGCACGATGATTAGCGATGTATCAGTCCCTTTAACAAGTGGAAATGAATATAAACCGACTATAACTTATGCTCCAAGTGGAGAATATAGAATGATTGATTTGTTAGGAAACTCTCCGGTAAATCAAGTAGGGTTCGCCGTAGCATTTAAAACAAAGTTAGGAGATGTAATACCGTTACGATTAGGCGTGGGTTGTGGAGCATCAGTTAAGTTATTGTTTAGGCGAAAACGATTTAATTTAGGAAATGTAGAACCTTATGATACAAATTAATAAAAACAAAAATTTAATTTAAAATAATATATATAAAAAAATAAAATATATTATTTAGTATATATAAACAAAGATGACTGATGAGACGGAAATAAAACAAGGTGTAAATAATGAAATAGAAGAAATAAAACCCTGTGAGGTATGTGGTAAGGAAATGGCGGAAGAAGATGTGTTTTATAAAGAAGGATTGTTAAATCCTGTTGATGAAGAAAAAAAAAACCAAGAAGAAATTAAGTATTATTGTAAGGAGTGTGTTGAAGGCGACGAAACTCTTACATTAAGGTCTAATGAAATGATAAGAAAATTTATGTCTATAATTATTAAGAATACAACTAAGGAAGAGCATGTAGAAATTTTAGAAGAATTGAAGAAAGAAAATATGTCTAATTATGAGTTAGTGAAAGATATGTTTGAATAAACGCACATAAAACTAATATATTTTCATAAACATATATATAGATATATAAAAATATATGTATGAATGTATATATTTTTATTATTTAGTTATATTTTCGTAAGAAATTTACATAAAAATTAATTTTTATATGTTTTTTTATAGGAAATATATTTTTTTATCGTGTTTTTATGGTTTTATACATATATTTTCATATATCTATATATATGTTTATGAAAATATATTAGTTTTATGTGTGATTATTAAAAGAAATCACTATTATATAAATGTTGTTCGTCCATTTCATAAGCGTCGCCTTTCATAACTGCTGAATACACGCGAGAAATTCCCCACTCAGTAGCGCTCTTAATATGAGACCTTACGCTTTGAGGGTTACTATAAAAAGCGCCCTCACCTTTTTTTTGAATTTTTTTTAAACCTTCCAAAGCATAACCAGTAATATCGCTTATCTCTTTTAATGAATGAG